ATGAAAATGTCTCTCGAAGTTGAGCTTTATCCCACTTTGCTCACAATACCCCGTTGGTTCGGAACGCCAGAAGTGCAGATCCTGCCCGGCCTGCCTGAGCATTACTTCATAAATGAAGTGGAGCCCGGATGGTTTGTTGTGAGGGATCTAGACAATGACCTGATTTACAGCGGTCTCGGGCCAGTGTCTGTAGAACGTTCGCGAGCACCATTTTAAGATGCAATGGATGGATACGTGTTTATCATACAATTTCTTCGGGAACTGCTGCTGTACGTTTGCGGCCCGCCTTCGTCAAGGTCACTAACTGATATAGATAGATTTTGAACAATATCAACCAAACAACGGTTTTTAGTCATCAACAGGATCACTAGATGAGTACAAATGACAGTCTTCAGTTTTTTCTTCGCCTACTGACGCAAAAACATAGTGCACTTCAAGTAGGATTAAATAATTTCCTTGGCGAATTGATTGGAAACGACCCAAAAGCGAAGAAACAAGCAGCAGAAACACTCATAAGAACCGCCAATGATTTGAAAGCTGTTTTATCAAAAAAAGATATACCCCAATGGCTTTCATCCTTAATTGCTCATCTAACTAATTATTTGTCAGGAACCAGTTCCCCAAATGATATTGTGCGAGGCTTTTTACCTCTAAAAGTTGCACTTGATGAACATGTTTGGTCTTTTGAACAAAACCCAGAAGCTTCTTTTGATTTTGATTCAATATTTGAGCATTATAAAAAAGAAAGCCGTCTACCCCAACTTTTCGACGAGATAGTTGAACTACTTGAAGAAATTCAAAATAGTGGCGAAGTGGATAGCCTTATGATGCTACGCGCCCTCGGCAAGGTGATCGCCACAATAAAACGCTCCAAAGACGGTTCATATTTCTCAATGAACAGCGCGTGGGATTTTCTTTTAAACTTTCTCAATAACTACTTACTTGCAGAGCTTTCGAAAATTCCTGTGCTAGGCACTGCCTTGGAAGCGCTGGAAAAAACGATCAAGGAGGCTGATGCAGAAATGTGTAGTTTGCACAAAAATTTACGGAATGAATTAATTCGCGTAGTAGGGGAAGATGTAAAGGCATTATCTAGAAACGCATCCTTTCCATTCCTAACATACAACGAATCTGGCAATCTTCAAACCCCCAAGCCAATTCCACAACTGCCTAACGTTATTACTTAGCACAAGAACTTAATTTGATACAGGCTCGGGACTTGCGGCGACATCCAATCTTTCCCAGACTGCTACATCACAGGCTGGACGTCCCCCGTGCTGACGCGATGGCCCGCAGTTCGCGTAGTCCGAAGAAGTTGGTACCCAGCCCTGCACCGCGCCAGCGTCGACGATGCATTCGCGCGAGTGGCGGCCATCGGTAGCGCAGCAGTTGGTGCCTTAGCAGTCGCAGGTGTGTTGTGTCATGGGTGGCTCTCTGTGGTGGTGCCTGCGGCCGGCAGGCTCGGAGAAATGGGGCGGTGGCAGTTCGCGAGGGCTGCGGTCAGCCGGATTTCGTAGGCCTCGCGCCGCTCAATCTCTGCCTGGGCTGCCTGCGTGAATTGGTCCACCGTGGCGCCTGGGCGCAGCTGCTCGGTTTGCCTGGCCGGGCGCTCGGGCACCGGCTCGACGCAAGCCACTGGCACAGGCACGTTGACCCGCTGCAGCTCGATGCGTGCTGGTGGGGTCTGACACCCGGCCAGGGCCAGCACGGCAGCCGCAAGCACAGGCCAACGGCTGGAATATTTCCGGGAATAAATTTCGCTCACTTTTGCGACCTCCCCTGCAGCCAGTTGTCCACCCGGTGCAGGGCGCTCGCACAGGTATCGTTCAGAACGGCCGGCAGCGCGGCCAGGATCTCGTCGACGCGCTGTTAATGTGTCCAGGCTCGGGCTGCTGCGTTGGCTCGCGCGGCTTCGCCCTCTCTCTTGCGCCGGTCAGCCAACTCCCGCAGGTCATCGACAGCATCGCTGCAGGCGGCAGCCAAGTCGCGGGTGCCGTCTCGCTGCTGAGTCATCTCGCCCACGCTGGCGCGCTCTGTTGTGGCGGTGCACGCTGGCTCAGGTAGGCCCTGACCAGCAGTGCGTTGCCGAACAGGCTCGCCAGCAGCGCGAGGACAGCAGCCGTACCTAACTCTGACAGTGGTTAATCTAAGAGAGAGACGCCCCCCCGGCGAATTCAAGCAAATATCTTACAGAAACCAACCGAATCTCAGCGAATGAGATTGCTCTCCCGCAAGGCTTCTTTTTGCTCCAACATTCGTTTGAAGTCAGGGTTAAGATTTGAAACGATCGATTGACCCAGTAAGATATCGGTCCCTGCAACCATATGAGCTGAGCAGTACATCCAATCAAGCGTATCTTCGGTAAAAAATGAGCGCCGTACCGGATCGTGTACCAACTCATGCCGCAAATCGAAAAGCATTTTCAGTTTAGTCAAAGAGCTTTCCTCGAACGTTGATTCTGTCCCAGGCTGATCTTTTAATCGAATTTGCATGCCGATCACGTTACTCCACAATCCGCCTTTGGGGAGAAACTTCGAAAACACTCTGTCAATTCGGTCAATATTCTGAAAGGACTGAGAGGCTAGTACAATGTCCAGTGGATGCACATTGTGTTCGTAGAATTCTAAGATTTCGGCGACATCATACTTCTCAGAATGCAATTGCTTAAGGTGAGGCTCAAAGAAGGATGGTTCACAGCTCTTAAAAATGAGCGATAGCAAGTCTTTATAATACACCTCAATACTTGTCACAGTCGTGATAACTGCCGACCGTTCAAGTAAGTTTGCCACCTCGGTATTCAGCTCCCCTTCCAAAATAAGCTCGCCCGCCTTAGCGCATTGAGCGAACGATTCATAAAAAATCTTGAATGGCCGCCCAAGCCGTTCTGAACGGTTTTGCCTACTTTGAAGTATTTTGTTTAGGTCCATATTTACATATCTTAGCGTAGGCATCTGAAAGTATGGTTATCTTTGGCGGTCCATCGCTGCACGCGTAGCTGGTACACACGCCGGTCAGCGCGCCACCTTCGGTCAAGCCTCCCGCATCAGCGCGGCGTCAGCGGCGTGGCCCTCAGCCGCTCGCAGCCTACTGCGCCGCCTCGGTCATCGCGCGGCCGGCATCGTAGGCCCGCTCGCAGGCGCCACCCCGGCCTCGGGCATCGTCAGCAATGCGCGCCAGCTCTCCCGCTCGCTCATCAGCGCGGCGCTGCAGGTCGGCGAGCAGATCGAGGGCGCCGGTGTCTGGCGCGCACTGTCCGGCAGCGGCGCGAGCCTGAGCGGCGGCACGGTGGGCCGTGATGTAGTCGGCGAGGTCGCCGCGCAGCCGGCCAGCAGCAGCGCGGGCAGCAGCAGCGTCCACTGCAGCGCGCGCCTGCGCCTGGTGCGCATCACGGGTGACGTTGTCGAGATTTTCACGGTAGGTGCCTTCCAGTTTTCGGTATCGCTCTGACGCCAGTAGCGCCGCCGTAGCGGCTGCCTCGCGATCGCTGGCCATCTCGCTACGCGCCTGCGCGGCATCGCGCTCGGCGGCAAGCCGCCCCAGGGCCTGCCATGCAAGCAACGCCGCCAGCACCAGGGCCAGCGACTGCCACGCATAGGCCTTGAGACCGGCGATCATGGTGCCGCCCGTACCGCGACCAGCGCTGCGCTGAAATGCCCGTCCCTGCCCCACTGTGCGCACAGCTCGCGGGTGGCATCGCGGCGATCAACAAGGCCAGGCAGCCGCGTGGGCACGCCGTTCACGGTGCCGTGGACCCATCGAGGCATCTGCAGGCATGCAGCATCGAGTTGCCCGGCGTTCGCCAGCCGCATGACCGTCGTGTCAGGTGCCAGCGCCGAGGGCACGTTGTAGGCCATATCGATAAAGCTGGCCTGCACCCACACGTTGTAGCTGTCCCAGTTCCGCAGGGCGCGGCGCGCCAGGCGCTCGGCCTCACGGTATTTGGGTCGCTCCAGGCGCTCGCAGTCCTCGGGCTTGTAGTAGCGCCCCGCCACAACTTCGGTGCCTGTGACGCCCGCGCAAACTGTCAGCGGCTGGCCCTTGCCCAGGCGGTCAACGTAAGGCGTGCCGATATGCCGGCCGCTGCTCTCGTAGTGCAGCCCGATCTCGCGGGCCAGCGTCACGGCAGCGCTGGGCCTGGTCTCCTGCGTGGCGACATAACCACCGGCAGCGGTGGCTGCCAAGCCGGCGGCCGTAGCCAGCAGTCGATTACGCAATATCTCGTTCATCGGCCACCTCCGCCAATGGTCAGCGCCTTCCAGAAGGCCAAGCCTGCGCTGGCCATCATCACGATGTAGGTGATGGGTTTGGCCACCTTGCCGATCCAGTTGAGCACCTTGAAAGCGCCCTGCGCGGCGGCGAAGAACTCCACCATTTCGGCCGTGTTGACACGAACCTTTTCCGTGGCCTCGGTGTTTGCGCGCAGCTCTGCCTCGATGCGCGTCATGCGCGCATCCCCCTCGTCCAACCGCGCATTGATGGTCCGCGCCGTGTTCGGAGTGATTGCGTTTCCATAGTCGTCCTGCATGGGCACTCCTAAAGCGTTGCCGCCAAAACAAAGGCCTCGTCCAGGGATTGGGGAGTGCCTCCAAGCTGCGCCCAAAGACCTGCAAGAAACGGGTTGCCACGCTCCCAGGTGTCGGCCTCGTACTCAATTTGAGCCTCACGCTTTTGCACTGGGTCCGTGATCGCCGCAATGGCCGCCTCGGCTTCATCGAGCATCCCGAATGCAAGAAGGGCAAGACGCCCCTGCCGGCGCGTGCAGGACTTGGGGATCAGCGCGGCCGCAGCCTCATCGCGTAGGCGCTGCAGCTCGGCCAACTCCTCTTCGGACAGCGGCACGACGGACCACTGCTGCCGCCACACGCCGTCGATTTCCATAGGCTCGATCTCGACGGGCTTTTGCGTGTCCGCGTCGTAAGCGGGCGCATCCGATGGCTCAACGAGCGCATAGCACTCCAGATGCTGGGCCATCATCGTGAGCGGGTGCAGCTCCTGGATCTGAGCAACGCTCAGCGGGTATTGCCCGGTTTCGGTGTTGATGTACATGCTGATCCTCAAATAACGCGGCCGAGGCGCGTGCCGGTTGCGAGCCAGGTGACGTATGCGCTACCGTCGAGGTAGTAGCCAGCTGCAGCGGGCGGACTCCCAGGGACAGAGCCTGTCGCACCAGTTCCTCCGCTGGATGCGTTTTCGCCATTCGCTCCTGCAACCCCAATAGCGCCACCGGATCCGCCAAACCCGCCCTGGGCCCACGGGCGAGTGTCGCCAGGGAAAATCGCGCCGGAGTAGCTGACATACGATCCGCTTGTGGGGGCGGGGCTTGTGTCTCTGGCGACCATTGATACCGCTGCAGATGCAGTAAATCCTGCGCCATTACCACCTACTCCGCCCTGGGCTGTATCGCTTGTTCCCCCAGGGTATGAATAGCCTGCGGAGCTGCCTCGACCACCCGCGCCCCCGCCGCCGAATATCGTGCCGTTATTTGTGACGAGGATTCGGATGCGGGTGTACAAGCCAGTGCCGCTATTCAGCACCCCGCCGATACGACCGTTGTTTATGATGTGCAGCCGGTCGTCTGGAATGCCCGATATCTGCAGCGTGGCCACATCCACCCCGGCATTGATCACAAGAGTGATGTTTTCCGTGCCGCGCCACCCCTGAGCAGTAGCAAGCGCGGAAATGTTTGGGCTGCGGACATTGGCCGAGATAATGACGTTTATCTGCCGCTGCCCGCTTGCCATCAACATACTACGTGCAAACATCAATGCACCCCCGCATAAAAGCATTCCCAGCGATTGACGAGATTGCAGGTAAAAATGAGGCTTACCATCCCGCCCGCCGGATACTGAGGAAACGGCAAAAGTGCACCAGTCCCGTCAATTGGTAGTCTAACGTTGGCGGAAAACGTAATTGCGCGTATTGCGCCTGCGCTGATAACGTGCAGTGTGACCTCATCGCCATATTGCCTTCCAATAGGCAATATGAATTGGCATGTCGCGTTAATCGTTACGACATGCACACCGCCTAGCGCTGGATCTACTGTGTATGTCGGCGTTCCAGCCGGTTGATTCACAGTCACCTGCTTGTTCATCGCAGTTGTGTCCGTGAACATGCGGGACCAAGACCCCCACACCGCATCATGCCGGCACCGCATCCAGGTACTCCCCTGCGTCCGTGCATATGCATTTGTTGTGAACACCTGAGTGGCAGTCTGGACCATCCGCGTGCCAACTCCAATAGTCGTGACATCCCACGCTTGGAAATTCTCGTCATAGCCCTCCACAGGCCAATCCGCACCCCGACCCGTCGAAGTGGTCATCAGCGCGTAGCCGACGCCCAGATCCCCCATCAGCTTGTCCTTGCCCCAGAACTCTGGAGCCTTCAGCATCACTTCCTGAGCCTGCGGGTGCTGCGCCCCTGTTGCCCCAGTTGGCCCCGACACATGACCAGAGAACGCGCCGCCAGTCTTGGGCATGAGCGTGGCCGCCACAGGCCCAATACCCGGGTTCCAGGCTGTGCCATCCCACCAGAGCCACACGCCTTTGTACGCGGGGTCGGTGCCGATGTAGGTGTACCAGGCGCCAACCTGCAGCGCATTGCCCTGGTTGTCCGTCGTGGGGTTTGAGGTCTTCGAGCCCAGGTACAGCTTCTGCATTGCCGCATAGCTGGCTGCAGCGCCGCTGGCACTGGCCGCTGCATTGTTGGCCGAGGTGAGCGCATTCCCGGCAGCCGTGGTGGCACTGCCTGCCGAGTTGGCCGCATTGTTGGAGTAGGTCAGCGCGTTGCCTGCATGGCCTTGAGCAACCGTCGCATATTCCTGGGCGGCTATGGAGCACGTCCGGCATGCAACAGCGATCTCGCGCATACGCGCGACAGCGGGCGGCACGCTTACGGCGTAGTCGTAAGCCTCCTGATTGAAATTGGCGCTTCCAAGCGCGGGATACTGCGATATGGGCAGCAGGTCTGGGATGTTGACGATGTCGGTCATACGTTGCCTTTGATTTGCAGGTCCACCTGAGCCGAAGTCCAATCGGTTGAGCGCACGGTGCCGGTGACCTTGCCCACGGTGGCCAGGTGCCCGTAACGCGGCAGATCGCTGACCTCAATGGCCACGGCCTTGCCCAGGATCTGGTCCAGCAGCGTCTTGGCTGCAGGCGCCTGCACCGCGTCGATGACGCAGCTCAGATTGATGTTGGTGGCCAGCCGCCCCTGCACCTCGGTGTAGGTGCCGTCCTTGCGGTCATCGACATAGGAGTAGTCGCGCGTGCTGGCTTCGACGCCGTACTGGGCGCCGCCCATGCGTTCGCGGCCAGGCAGTAGGAGCTGCTTCCAGTTGCCCACGCTGATAAAGCCCACGGCCGCCTCCACCCCGGCGTTGTTTCGCGCCACGGTGATGGTGATTTCCATGCCCGGGTGAATGGGCAGATCCTTGAGGACGAAATATGTGCCGCGTTGCAGGTCGCCAAACAGGTATTCCCATTCGCCGAACGCCTGCTCCCACAGCTGCGCATTGACGGGCGGCACCAAGTCCACTCCATCAGCCCGGACGGTGATAGTCAGCTTGTCGGCCTCCAGGCCGTACAGGGCCAGGCCGTTGACGAAACCAGGCCGCAGCACATAGGTCAGCGAGGTGGTCCGGCGCGCTTTGGTGAACAGGTATTTGTCGAACGGCGCCATGCGGTTGGTGGGCGCGCCTTCGTCACGCTCCCAGAATGTGGCGGCATTGGGCGTGCCAGGCTCGTAGGTGTTGGCAGGCGCACCGGCCACGGCCTTGACGCATTCGTAGGTGTAGCCCTTCCACACGCGGCGCAGGCCCACTGCTGCATCCGATCCGCTGATCCAGGCCACTTCTCCAACGGTCGCATCGACCTCGGGAATGGTGGTGCCGGCCATGAACATTTCTGGCGTGATGGTCTTGGGCACAAGAATGTTCATGCGATTGCCTTTCCACGCATGGCGTTGCCGCCGTTGGTGACGCGGTCGAACTGTTCGGCCATCTCGGGCATTGGCGCTGTGTTGCGCGCAGTGGCCTCTGCAGGAGCACGCAGGCCCGCCACCTCGCCGCGCAGGGCGCTGACCTCGGCCAGCAGGGCGGCAATCAGAGCTGCGGTGTCAATGCCCTCACCGCCCCCGCGCATGGCCTGGCTGAGCTGCTGCTGGTTCCAGTAGCGGGCCGGCCCGGTGGCCTCAACTTCCCAGCCGCGCTCGCCCACCACACGCAAACCGCCCGCGTGCATGCCGCCGCTGGCGAATGCGGGGAGCTTGATGCCGGTGATGCGCTCGACTTCCGCCCAATCCCGGGCATACAGCCCCGACAGCGCTTCCATGTCGGACAGCGTTGCGCCAGCGCTTTGCATGGAGCGCATGAGCCCGGCCAGGTCGCCCGTGCCGTCATAGCTGTGGTACTTGTCAAACAGGCCATCCAGCTTGTTGACCGTACCCGGCTCAACCACGGGCTCATACCAGGTGCCACCAGAACCATCGCTGCGAGGCCGCAGATACTTGGAATCCACGGTGTCCGGCTGCCCGCCACCGCCTGGTCCCCAGACCGCGCCACCATCGTTGGCGCCGGCGCCCGGCTTGGTGCCGGGCGTGTTCGCCCCGGCATCCTTGCCCAAGGTGGCCAGCAGCTTCTCGAAATAGCCCTGCACCGTGCCTGTGAGCATGGTGGTGCCGTTGACCAGCTCGTCGGCGCGCTTGGCCAGGGCATCGAGGCCTTCAATCTGCGACTGCAGGGCCTTGAGGGACCGTTCCTCGATGCTCAGCTGCGATTCACCCAGCTCACCCAGCTCCGCAAACTTGCCCGCCCACACCAGGGCGTCACGGCGGCGCTCGAAGTCGGTGGCGTAGACACCGCCAGTCAGGCCTGAGCGGGTGGCCTGGATGGCCGAGCCCAGATCGGCGTAGTCAGAGACCTTGCGGCCCGCACGCACCCCCTGCAAGGCCTCCTCTATGTAGACCATGCCGCGCGCAGCCATCCACTGAGTGGTGCTGTCCACGGTGCCATAGAGATCCGTCGCAGCGCCCTTCAATTGCCCCACGGCCGCCGTGATGGCCGAGATGGATTCCTCCACGCTGCTCACGCGCTGCTGCAACAGTTCGCGGTCACGGTTCACGGCGCGGCTGAACAGGTCGTAGGCAGCCGATTGCGCTTCCTTGGCTGCTACCTGTGCGGCGCGTTCGTCCTCGATGGCCCAGATGCGCTCCTGCAGGGCGCGGTTGCTGGGGTCCAGCGCGGCCAGTTCCAGGCGGCGCAGTTCCGCCGTGTTGCCCTGCATCTCCAGCAGCTTGCGCTCCAGGTCGGTGCGCTGGTCCACGCGGGCGATCTCTTCGCGCAGCGCCTGGTTGTAGTCCCAGGCGGCGCGCTCGGCTTCGCTCATGCCCTCGGTGGCCAGCTTGCGCAGAGCCTCGCGGTACTTGTCGGTCTGGCCCGTGGCGCGCAGGTATTCGGCTTCCAGCTGCCGGCGGTCATTCTTGAGCGTGTCCAGCACCTGGCCTGCAGCATCGGCCACGGCCCCGAATTCCTGGGCCAGCGGGATGAGCTTGGCCAGCAGCTCCACGTCGCCGGCCGCCATGGCGTCCTCGATGAGCTTGCGGAACTTGGCCTTGGCGTCCTGGCCCATGCGGGGATCGATGTCGATCTTGAGGTCGGCCAGCGCCCTGTCCACCGCCTTGGCCGCGTTCTCGATGCGCTCCCGCTCGCTGTAGAAGCTCGTGTAGAAAGCATCCATGCCTGTGATCAGGTCCTGGATGCCGCCGGCGCTCTTTATGAGCTTGGCAATGGCTTCGTCGCCCAGCTTGCCGAAGTTGGTGATGTTGCGGGTCCAGCCCTCGATGGCGGCGCCGGTCAGCTCCACGGTCTGCAGGGCCGCGTTGAAGCTCTCCAGCGTGATCTCCTCGCCCATGTCATCGAAGACATTGCGCATCCAGCTGGGGATGTCGGCCTTCTTGATCTGGTCGATGAGCGAGCCACCCATATCGGCCACGAATTGCGCGAAGGCCTTTTCAGGGTCGTTGCCCAGGTCACGGTTTTTGTACGAACTCAGGACCTCGCCCGTAGCCTTGTCGAGGATCTGGAAATAACCGTGCGCATCCTCGTCACCATGCTTGGGATTGACGGCGAACCCAGCGGCGATATCAATGTCCTTGGCCGTGCCGCCCGCGAACTTGGCCAGGGACTTGTAGACATCAATCAGGGCATCGACGGTGGTGCCGACCTGCTTGCCCAGCTCCTTGTTGCCGCGCTTGGTGAAGTCACCCAGGGCATTGCCCCAGGCATCCTTGCCCAGAGCCTGCTGCGCCGCCTGGTCCCAGTCATCGGTACGCGTCGAATAGACACCGCCGCTGTGGTTGGGTCCACGCGAACCGAACAAGCCCCCCTTGAGCAGCGAGAAAATGGCGATGGCACCCGCAATCCAGGGCATGGCAGCCCCCAGCCCGCTCATCAGCGAGCCGAAGCTGCTGCCGACGCCGGCCCAGCTGCCATTGCCCGCGATCAGGGCGCCAAGGGCATCGCCGCCGGCCAGGCCCACGGCATTGGCACCGGCAAGGCTGGCAGCCGACGCACCAGGCATGAAACCCCACATTGCCTGGGCACCTGCACCCAGCGTGCCGAGGTTGTTGAGCATGCCCATGCCTGCACCGCCACTCTGGCCGGCGGCGGCGGGGGCGCCGAACAAACCTCCCAGGGCACCGCCAGCGATCTGGACCGTGGCCTGGATCAGTGGCTTGAACACCAGCGTGCGCGCCAGATTCTTGAGGTATTGACCGAACGAGAGACCGCCCTGCATCAGCTGGTCGGCCAGGCTCTGCCCGATCTGGTCCACTCCCTTCTGCCACTCCGAGGTGCTGGCCTTGGCAGCTTCTGCCGAGGCTTCGCGTGAAGCCTTCACAGAGGTCAGGCCAAGGCGCTCGCGCAGCAGCTCGATTTCCTGCTGGAGCAGCGCATGCTCCATGGTCATGGTGCCGGTGAGCGCAGCGGAGCGCTCCATCTCGGCCAGCTGCTGCTCCTTGCTCAGGATGATGGCCATCTGCCGCTGCTCGATGACCACGCGCTGCTGCTCGGCGCTCAGGCCGATCAGCTCGATCTCGTCGCGCAGCGCCTGGTTGCTGGCCGTCAGTTCCTCGACCGTCTTGCCCTGGGTGGACATCCACTCCTGGCGGTACTTGCGTTCCTCCTCGGCCAGCTTCAGGGCCTTCTGCCTGGCCTCGTTTTCCTTTTCCAGCGTCTTGAGGGTCTTGAGCTTGGCTTCGATGTTGGCGCGCTCGCCGGCATTGAGCCCCTTGAGCGAGCCCAGCAGGTCCTGCGAATACTTGATGCGCAGCTTGTCGGCCTCGCCCAGCTTCTCCCCGCCGGAGATCTCCAGTCGCTGGGCGGCAATCTTTTCCTCGATGGAATCGACCAGGCCGCCATAGGCCGTGTGCAGCTGCTTGGCGGAGCTGGCACGGGCCTTGGCCGATTCGTCTTCCTTGTAGTTTTCCTTGGCCAGCTTGCTGACCAGCTCGACATAGGCAGCCTCTGTGATGCGGCCGGCCTGGCGCAGCTCGTTGAGTTTTTGCAGCTGCGGCAGATAGTCTTTGTTGACGCCGTACAGACCGCGGCGAATCTCCGCCAACTCCTCTTCCGCCTTGGCCTCTTCCTGAACGAGCCGGGCCGCCTCATCTACAAACGACTGCCCGCGCCCCTTGAAACGCATTTGATTGCGCGGGTCTTGGTCGTCAATCGCCCTGAGCTTGCCTTGCAGCTCTTCAATGGCCTTCCGCCGCTCTGCAATGCCCAAGTCAATGTTCTTGAGAAATGCAGCATCACGACCATTCGACGCAGCGAACGCCTTGTCGCCCTCCAACCGATCAATCTCGGCCTTCAGGCCCGTAATTGAGCGGTGAATACCATCTACGGAATTACTGATGGCGCTTACGGTAGCCACGCCAACCCCAGCGACAGCGCCAATACCCAGCAGCGCGAGCGTCACAGGGTTGGCCATCGCCACGGTTGCCAGGGCGACGAACGCACCGCTCAGCACCCCAATAGCGCCAACCACGCCCATGATGCCCGCCACCGTGGCCGCGCCACCCAACGCACCAAGCATGCCAACCACCAGACCCTGATGATTGGCTATGGCACCACCCAAACCATCGATGGCATCAGTGACCAGGCGCACGCCGCCAGCCGCCTTTTCGGAGAACCCCGTGCTTTCGTTGATGGTGCGGAACAGTTCGTCCCAGGAGTCACCCAGGGCAGCAATGGCGCCGTCCAGGGTCTTGGCACGCTGCTCCATGGCGCCACCGAAGGCGGTGTTGCCGATGTGCTCCAGATAAGCGGTGATGTCCTTGGCCGAGTTCTTCACCCGGGTCGTGACGCCCTGGAAGGTGAACGCCACCATGTCGCCCTGCTTGGACGCCTTGATGCCGAATTCCTTCAGGCGCTCGAATTCACCCGTGGCCGCATCCGCCACGGCCTCGATCATCTGCATGAGGCTCTTGCCCATGCCGGCCGCCGTATTGCCGAAGCTGGTCAGCTTGGCCTGGGTGGGATCAAGGCCCAAGGCCTTCATCTTCACGAAAGCCTCGGTGGCCTGGGCCAGGCCGTAGGGCGTGTCCTTGGCAAAGGTCTTGATCCAGGCCATCTCCCGGCCAGCGGCCTGGGCACTGCCCGTGACCGTGACCAGCGAGCTGTTGAGCACGTCGAATTCGCGCTGCACCGACACCAGCTTGCCGACGAACGCCGTAACGGACACGCCGGCAAACACGCCTCCGAGCAACGTGCCCAGGCGCCCCAGCGAGCCGGCCATGCCATCGACCATGCCCGTGACGGTCCGCTTGGACTTCTCGACCTCGGCCTGCAGCTGCGAGCTGTCGCCCGTGATCAGGAACCGCAGGTAGTTGATGTTGCTGGAGCCGATCATGCAGCCCCCTGCAGGTCACTTCGGCGCGCGCCGGAACGAGCGCAGCATGTCGCCCAGGCCGCTGGACACACGCTGGCGTCGCTCCTCGGCCTGCTCAGGTGACTCATCGACACTGCCTGGCCGAGTGGCGCCAGGGTCCTTGGCAGCGTCCTTGGCGACCAGCCACGCGATGGACAGGTCGCAAAGCGTTTTGCCCTCCCAGGGCGTGAGCCGCACGCCGTGAATGGACTGCCATGCCACCAGCTGCTCGTAGCCGATGGGCGTTTCGCCCATGGGCGACTGCAGCGATGGCCCCAGGTCGAAGAACACTTCAAGGAGATAGCCGGCCGGGCCAGGGTCGGGCATGTCAGGCTCGCGGCCTTCTGCCTTGAATTCCTCGATGCGTGTGATCCTGGGTTCATCATCTTGCTGCTGGGTCTTTTTTCCGTTCTTGGGCTTGAGCGGGGCGTTGAGCCACGCCCATGTGCGCACGTAGAGGCTCAGTCCTTCGGCGCACTCTTGGAAAAATTTGCCCAGTCCGCCGCGAAGGCGTTTACCTGATCAGCTACCCAGCCGGCAGCAGGGTCCGCATACAGGGCCTGCATCCCTTCGCGCACGGGGCGGCCTTCCAGGTCCAGGCCTTCAACCGAGTGCGTGATGTCCGCCAGCAGCGCCGCCGTGTCGGCAGTGCGCTCCTCGGGCGTGCGCTCTTCCAGCGCGCGGCGGTTCTTCTTGACCAGCGCCATGACGCGGCGCTGGGCGCCCAGCTGGGCCTTGCGGTAGGGCTCCGAACCGGGGCCGTACACATGGATCAGCACGGGCTGCTCCACAGCCCCAGCGCCTTTGGTGGGGTCCTTGAAGTACAGGGGTTCGCCGGCGGCATCCTTCAGGTGCAGGGCAGCGGTGTCGGCAACGCGAAGTTGGGAAAGTTTGAGCATGGTGGTGGCGATGAGAGAAAGACAGAGGGGCATGCCACCCGGCCGCAGCCGGGCAATGCGGCGGCGAATTACTCGGGGATGAAGCTGGCCTGCACCGCCACGTTGGCGAGCACGTTGGCATCTGAGCGCGGGTTGTCCGTGCTGTTGTCGCTCCACTTCTCGAAGTCGAAGCCGGCGGCAGCCTGCGCGAACACGGGCTTGCCCGTAGCGCCCTGCAACACGGTCTGGCTTGCGACGCCCACGATGGAGCCATTGGCGTCGGCCGTGTAGGCCAGGGTGAACGAGATAGCGGGGACTTCGATGATGCCGTTGTCGATTTCCAGCTGTGCCGTGTGCGCCGTGATGGAATCGACGCTGCCCACGTTGAGCTTGAAGCTCATGCACTGCGCCGTGAAATAGTGGCTCGAACCGTCCTGCAGCCGGATGCAGTAGCTGTAGCTGTCGTCAGACACAGATGCAGCCTTGAGCAGCACCTGGCCTTCGTCGTTCATGTCGCGGGCCATGGGCACGGACAGGCTGCCATCGTTGAAGCTGCCTTTGCGCTTGACGATGCGGCGGGTTGCCAGGGGCGAATGCGTGGCCTGGTTGTATTCCCGGCCCAGTTCGGCCAGGTCGGTGATCTCAGCGATCTCTTTGAAGGCCAGGGCCTGGAAGCCGGCCGCATCGTAGGTTGCAGGGCGGGCGGCGCAGATCAGCAGCTTGCTGCCGGCCGAGGTACGAACGTTTTGGACTGCCATGGTCTTTTCCTTTCAGGGATGGGATGCCGGGCCGCGCGGGGCGCCCTCGGCGGTGAGGTATCGGCACAGCCACATGCCGCGCACGATGTAGATGGGTTGGGTAGCGGCGTCGTCCCACTGCCCACGAATGCCGCGCAGGCGCGGTGGGGCGATCAGCAGGCCGCCCAGCACGCCGCCAGCAGCAGGCCCCATGCGCTCCTCGATCTGCGCATGCAGCTCCATGGCCTGCTCGCGGGCCTGGTCGCCTGTGGCAATGCTGGTGACATCGACCAGGAATTCCCGGTGCAGCGTGGCCAGGCCATCGCGCCCGCCCGAGAGGGGTTCGATGCCTTCGTCTGCCGCGCTGATATCAATGGCTGGCAGGGCACTTACCGGGTATGCGTTGCGACCTTCGACGCGGACGCTGTCTCCAGCCAGGGTGGCCGCGAGCACAAGATCCACCCGCCAGGCGGCCAGGATCTGCTGTTGCATGTGCTGCGCCATGTCAGACCTCCTCCAGCTGCAGCAGCAGCCAGCCGGACTCGTCGGGCTGGGGCGGCTCGGCGATCCGGTAGTTGACCTGGTCGATCTCGATGGGCTCGCCCTGGGCGATGCCAGGCACCATGTCAGCGGGCAGCCGGCAGGCCAGGACGTAGGCACCCACCATCCCCAGGGCGTCGCGCGGGCCACGCCGCAGGATGACGCCGAAGGGCTCGCCGCCCTGCCAGACGGCCACCGCATTGGCGTGGTGCCGCTGCTGGGCCGAGCGCACGCGCCCTGCCCGCTCGGCGCCTGGGATGAGGAGGAAAGTCATGCCCGGACCTGCTCCGCTCAGCCCGCGACCGTGCCGATGACACCTGGCAGGCAGACGGCGCCCTGCGTGGCCGCGCTGTCGGCCGCCTCGAAGGCGAACGCCGCCCCCGTCACGTCGCCGGCCGTGGCCGCGCCGCCAACGGCGAACGCGCCGGTTTCGACATCCCAGCGCAGAGGCTGGCCCTGCGTCCACGCGGTGCCTGCCGCCTTGGGCAGGACAAAGACGCCCACGCGCTCGGCGTTGTAGGGCTCGCCGACCTGGGCCGGGCCATTGGCCACGGCGAGGATGGCGCCGATGGCCACGGGCTGGCCTGCAGCCACTGCGGCAGCAGCTGCCGGGACCTCGATGACGTGGCCGCGCTGTTGGTAGTTTTTCATGGTTTGAACTCCTGAAAGCGTGTGAGTGGATGGCGGCGCGCTCAGGCGCCGTTGCTCTTGGCCAGGCCACGCCAGCCCAGGCTCTTGGCAGCAAAGTCCAAGCTGGCGCGCAGCTTCACGCCGTCCACGTCCTCGCTGGAGAAGGTCTCGGTGCGCAGGCCTTCGTAGCCGTCCACGTAGGCGAACTCGACGGTGTCGGTCTGGCCGGCGCGGGCAGCCAGGTAGAACGCGGTGGTAGACACGTCATCCAGCAGCGGCTCCACGATGGGCTCCAGCGCCGTGCGGCCGCCCGTGCGGAACTCGTTGATGTCGCCGGACTTGGTGGGCTGGTAGTTCGGGCTGGTGAACTGGTAAGCCAGGGTCTCCAGGTCGGAGGGGACCAGCAGATAGGCTGGCGCGATGTTCAGCGTCTCGTCGTCCTGGCCCTTTTGCTTGCGCATCAGCGTGCGCAGGCTGGACAGTGCTTCCAGCGAGAACTTGGACCCTGCGCCGGTCAGCAGGTTGTGGTGCTCGGCACCGAACAATGGCTCGCCATCGGACATGGCCGGGTTCTTCAGGATCTGGTCATAGACCAAGCGGTTTTCCAGGCGGCGGGCCGCATCGGCAAAGCGGGTGCCGGTGCGCGTCAGCGCATCCAGATCGTCATTGACGATCATCTGGCGAGTGATGGCCAGCGAGCGACCGAAGGTGAAGGCGCGGTAGCCCGTGGCATCCTCGGAAAGGCTGCCGTAGGTGTACTCGCCGTGCTCGTTGAGCTTCTTGAGTTCGACATCACCGCTCACGCCGATGACCTGGCGGATGCGGAAGTCCGGCAGGTTGGGTGCGCGGCGCGCCCACAGCTGGTAGGTGCTGGGCGCCTCGTCATAGGCCGCACGCAGCACGCGCTGGCCCACGCCACCGAGCAGCGCGGGGAAGTCGCCCGTGCCCAACATGCCGGAGCGCACGCGCAGCGCCACGTTGACGATCTCGGCGCGACTCATGCCGCGTGTCTTCTGCCCCAGGCCTTCGGCCACCTCGCGCGCCATCTCCACCATGGTCATGGCGCGGTACTGACGGCCGTTGTCATCCAGCTGGGCGCCGGGGTTCAGGCGGTGCATGAGCGCGTTTTCAATGCCGCGCATGCGGTTCTCGTGCTCATCGCCCACGGTGCGAATGGAGGTCGTGGGGCCGGTGGCCTGCTCCTGGCTGCGCTGGTCCAGCGCGGTCAGCACGGCGGCGCGGGCCTGGTCCATGGTGGACTGGTTGCGCAGCAGTTCGGTCTGCAGATCGGCCAGGTTGTGGCGCTGGCACAGCGCAACGATGTCGGCGGCGCGCTGGCCGTCGAACGCACCGGCAGGCGCGGGCTGCGGCGCACCCTCGGTCTGGCGGTTCTGCGGGACCTGAGAGACGTTGGTGGGCGCGGCGCCCTGGGGGGTGTTGGCGGTCTGGCCGCCTTCACCGGCTTGGTTTGCTTGGGGCATACGTTGGTGCTCCTGGGTGGTGGGTTGGGCGGCTGCCCGTTGAAAGAACTCGCACGGCATGCCGCCCTGGGGCGCTGCACCGGACGGGGCCTGGGAAGTGGGTGCGCTGCGCGTGCCGGCGTTGGGGTCGGCAGGCACGGTGACGAAAGAGATTTCCTGCGGGGTCCAGGCGACTGCGCGGTAGAGATCGACGTTGATGCCGTCCGTGCGGTCCTGTGCGCGGGTGATTTCGTAGCGCTGGACGCTGTAGCCAAAGCTGATGGCGCGGATGATCCCGGCGCGGATGTCAGCCACGATGCCGGCCAGCTCGGGACGCTGGCTCAGCCGGATCACGGCCCGGCCTTCACCACCTTCGATCCAGCCGCGCTCGGCAATTCCGAGGATGGCAGCCACGCCGCCATAGGCGCGGTGACCGTCCAGCACCTGGACAGTGCCGGCGTCAAAACGGGCCATGTCCACGGCCTCGGGAGTGATCTGCAGGTCCTCGTCGTAGGGACGGTCGTTCCACCAGTCGTAGCGGCGCACCATGGCGCCCGTGGTCCAGACCACCTCGACCGTGCTGTCGGCCTCGTTGTAGGTGTCGGGGACCAGGCTTGCGGCGCGCGTCTGCACCGGCAAATCGTGGACCTGGGGCGCGGAAGATTGGGCGTTGGCTTGTGGCATGGCGCTCAGTTTTCCGGTTTGACTGTCTCAAATCCAAGAAAACTGAGACGATTTCACTTCTGCCCCTGTCCCTCCATCTGGGCCACCAGATCGATGGGGTTCTGCGCGCCCCACAGCGCGGCCAGCAGCGGCAGGATGCCGCGATCACGCAGCTGCACCAGGTCGCCCTCCAGCTCGCTGAAAACGGCCTCTGGGTCATAGCCCCGGCGCCGGATGACTTCGCTGATGCTCTGCATACCGCCCTTGACGGCGCTCAGGTCGCTGGCCACGTCCTGCACGGGGTTAGGGCTGGCCCAGCGGGGCGTGCTCCAGTCCGGCGCAGCCGCATCGGCCGGCACCGTGGCCACCAGATCCACGGCCGCCACGAACCACCGCGCAATGGGCGCGCACAGGCGCGGCACGGTGACGCGCCACTGCTCGGATTCGACCTCGGCCCGGAACTGGTTCATGCTCATGCGGGAGGTGCTGAAATTCACCTCTGTCAGGTCGCCCGTCATCAGCTCGTAGGGGCAGCGATAGCCTGCGGCCACCTCCTTCCAGCCCCCTTTCATGTAGTCGCCAAAGCCCGGCACGGCCTTCGGCTCGATGAAGGTGGGATTGCTCATGCCTGGCGGCAGGCCCACGATGCCGCCGCCAGCAAGATCGCCCAGGTCCATCAGGCCGGGCTTTTGCCCTGCGGCCTCGTCTGGCAGCGGCGGCGGCATGCCTCCGGCCCCTTCCATCTCGGCCACCACCCCCATGCGCGATTCCAGCTGCTTGCGCTGCAGCTCGGAGTCACCGTAGGTATGCAGGTCGCGCACCTTGGCGATGATGGGCGCCAGGCGCGTGATGCCGTCCTGCTGGCCAGCGCGCTCGGGGTCGAAGAAGTGGATGATTTCATCGGCCGGCACACGCTGGCTGGTGCCGCTGCGGCCCAGGGTCCACATGCCAGCATCACCGGGGTGGCGGTCGAACAAGTAGTAGGCCAGGCGCTGGCCGCGCTTGTCGTACTCGATGCCCCGGATGATCTCGCGCCCACCGGCCAGCACGCCGTTGCGCTCCACGTCCAGAAAGTCGATCTCCAACAGCTGCAGCTTGAGCGGCACCGTGGAGCCCATGCGCTGGATGTGCTTGCGGATGAGCACGGCGCCATCCACGTCGCGCGTGCGCTCGGCCTTGTACTGCAGGCCGTAGAAGTCCAGCAGGCCGTCATAGTCGGCATGGGGAACCCATTCGCGCCAGCGTTTGGCCAGGCCATCGTCGGCCCACACCGGCACGATGCCCTGGCCCACGCGCATGGCGAGCACGGCATTGACGGCGCGCACGATGTTCGGCACGTTCTGCGCGAGTGAGCGCGCACGCATGCGCAGCTCGCGCGCATCGGCGGCGTGGTCTGCCGTGGGGCTGGCCCCCGAGCGCTTGACGCGCCAGCCATCGGCGCGGCTGGCGCCCTCGTAGGCGCGCACCAGCATTTCCCGGGCGACCTGGCGGCGCACGCCTTGCGCGGGCGAGAAATAGCCAACAACACGGTCAACCAGCGTGGGGGAGGCCCTGCGGGCTACGGTACGGCGCTGCATGATCAACGGTCCCGCAGGCCGGCGAAGCGAAACCGCGCCACCAGGGCGCGTGACTGGCCGGTTCCGGCCACGGCCGCGATCTGCGTGTGCAGATCCCGGCGCGCGCCCATCATCTCGTCCTGGCTGCGATAGGTGACCGAGGCGCCATCCTCGGTCGTGATGGTGCGTTCACCACTGTGGATGGCGGCATTGAGGCGCGCGAGGCGCATCTGGAGGTCTTGGAGCGTGCTCATATGCCGCACGCTACCGGGGCAACTGTCTCATTTCCAAGAAACCTGAGACGGTTTCATCCGGGCTGTTTCAGGTGCCGGTACACCGTGGCACGGCTGATGCCCAGCGTTCGCGCCACGGCCGTGGCATTGCGGCCATTCCACAGGCGCAGCACCTGCCGCCGCTCCTCGGCCTTGTCCACAGGGGATCGGGCGGAGATGTAGGCGGCCTGGCTGGCAAACTCCCTGCGCAGCTGCTGCTGGACACGCTCCACCGTGGCAGGGCTGCCGCGCAGCTCGGGCAGCAGATCGACCAGGTAGTCGAACATGCGATCCACCAGATCGGGCGCGAAATCGGCCTCTGGCGTGGCGGAAGTCTTGGCCGCATCGGGGGCCATGTGGGGTGCTGGGGCGTTGGTCTTTGGGGTCATGGGGCTACCAGGAGCGGGAGAAACCGCCGTTGCGGCGAACGGGTGCCGCACGGCGCGGCGCGGGGGCCGACGCACGGGGCGCGGTGGTGATGGAAACGGGTGGCGCGTCCGACGTGGGCGCAGCCGTGGGAGCCGGCGGCGCCACGCTGGCGGGCGCTTCGGGTGGGCTGAAAAGGTCGCGGGCTGGCTGCACCATCTGCTCGACCTGCGCCCAGCGCGCATCGGTGTACTTGTGCAGGCCCTGGGCCATGGCCGCGTGGATGGCGTAGTTTCGGCAGTCCAGGTCCTCATTGCGCTGGCGGCGCTTGACCCAGCGGTAGGCCTCGCGGCCCTGGACCTTGGCCAGGATGCGCTGCTCTGCGGTCAGCTGCTCGAAGAACTCGCGCGGCAGATCCTCGCTGAAGTGCACGCACCCCGGGCCGGCGTCCGTGATCGCCAGCTGGCCCAGCAGCAGGTCCTTGGCGTTGTCCACGCCCACCAGCCAGAGCTTGATGCCCTGCTTGATCTTCTGGCCGCGCCAGTCCATGTCCTGCATGCTGGCCGGTCCCACGATGGGCCGGTTGTCGTTGTTGTCGCCCTTGATGGCGCGCAGGTTGGGCAGCATGTGCTGGTGCGTGCGGACATAGTTGTAGACCGCCTGTGTCTGGTCGGACGAGTCGATGCTGATGGCGCTCAGGCCCAGGCTGCCGCCGTGCCAGGCCTGGCGGTAACGGCGCTGCAGGTAGGCCGTCACGGGCGCCCAGTCGGCTTCGCTGGATGGGTTGCCCTCGATGATGTGGCGGTCCACGATCCAGCTCTCCATGCCGCGCGCCCAGGCCCAGACGTTGATCTGCCACCAGGTGCGCTGCACGTCCACGCCAGCCGTCAGCACCAGGCCGCCCACTGGCACCGTGCCGATGGCATAGGGTTCGGCGCGGGCCTGCAGCACATGGTCGTCGGTGCCCTCCCCCTTCAGTTCCCAGGCCTGGCCCAGGGTCTCGTTGGTGAACGAGGTCATGGGGCCTGCATCGCCCTCCTGCAGGGCGCGGTGGGCCTTCTCGAACTCGTCAACGATGGACGCCCAGGTACGCTGCGGGCTGTAGGCGGCCCAGATGTGCACGCCCAGCGTGCGCGGCGGCCTGCAAGGCGTGCCATCGGCAGCGCGCCAGATCCGATCTGCACCGAAGCGGCGGCCAGACCTCCGGCACACCCAGGCGCCCGTCAGCGGCCAGCCGCCCGGCAGGTACTCGGCCTGGCTGATGGACTCTCGGCAGTGGGGGCACATGTGGCGCACAGTCTCGGGCTTGCCGGCCTCCCACTTGAAGCCATGCATGGCCTCCTTGCCGCCCCAGGTCAGCGGGTGCTCGGCCTCGCAGCGCGGGCACTCGATCAGGTAATCGACCTCGTCCTCGGAATCCTCGCAGGCGCGGCTGACGTGGCACAGGCCCTTGATGCCGGGCGTGCTGCCGCCGATGAACTTGGGGTATGGAGCGCCTTCCAGCCGGCCCTTGGCCAAGGTGCCGGGCGAGCCCGCCGACTTGTCCTTGCTGCCCCCGATGGTCTGGTCGAACGCAGTCCATTCGTCCAGGATGGCCACGGCCACCGTGATACGGCGGTAGGCCCGCGCCGCCTTGCCGCCCAGCAGGTGCAGCACGCTGTCACGGAAAGGCTTGTACTTGATGGTCTCCTCGACCCGGCTGCCCTGCTTGCGGGCCGCGATCACAGAGGGCACGCCGTCCTTGCTGTCCAGCAGGGGCTCGATCTCGGTCTTGACGAAGCTGTCACGGTCGTCGTCCGTGGGCTGCCACAGCGCCTGCTTGCGTCGGCGGTGCGCGATGTTGTAGCAGACGAAGGCCGTGATCATTTTCGAGTAGCCGACGCGCTTGGACTTCTTGACGGCCAGTTCCTCGATCCGGTCGTCGCTCATGAAGTCCAGAATGCCCACCTGGAACGGCCAGGCCACCCAACCGCCCTTCTGGTGGCTGGATTCGCCGGCCAGCAGGAAGTGGTCGGCGGCCCATTCGGACAGTGTTTGCGGTGCGTCGGCCCGCAGGCTGGACAGGCCCAGCTGCACGGCGGCCTGGATGGCGGAAATGGCCTCTCTCGACAGGGGTGCGCTCAAAATGCGGCCTCCTCGTCCAGCTCATCCTCGTCGGGCGCCTCGGCCATGGCCGCCACGCGCTCGCCGATCAGCTTGGATGTGACGCGAATCCACTCGTTTCGCGCATCGGCGAGCACGCGCAGCACCGTGACGCGGGCATCTTCGGGTAGATCCGGGCAGGCCTTGCGCAGCTGGCCCTCGATCTGGTCCATGCGGTCCACCACGGCTGAGCTGGCGAGCCCCAGGACATCGGCCAGGGCGCCGATGGGCGCGAATTCGCCACGGGCGACGGCGTTTTTCAGGTCCTGGGCCTCGCGCTGCGAGCGCGCCAGCGCCGCACGTTCCTGGACCAGGTCCAGACCACCCAAACCGGCCGATGCGCGGCCCGCCGCCTGGTCGCGTAGGCGCTCGCAGTAGCTCAGCAGCCATTCGTGGCCCGAATCGCCCCGGACGATCACGCCTTCGCCCACCAGCTGGCTCACGCGAGCCTCGCTGACACCAACCAAAGCCGCAAATTCTGCTTGCGAAATAGGAGCATCAAAGTAAGGCAGGACCTTCACTTAACCCCCTTAGGAAGGTTGCGCAACAGTCCGAGAGCGCGGCTCGAATTACCCGCTTCCAAGGGGGCCAAAAAGGACCCGCGATCCTGCCTATTTTTTGAGCACATCGAGAGGGGCGCCGCCGCGCCGATGAGGGCGCGCACCGTCATGCCGACACCCCCTGACGCTCGGCCAACAGCGCATGCACTGCCGCCTCGTAGTCCGCGAACGCTCGCCGCAGGCCCTGCCCTGCGCGCGCATCGCACCAGTCGTCGTAGCCCGGCATGCCCAGGCTGGCCGCCATGCCCTCGACGCCGCTGCGCGTGTCTGCCCAGTTGTCGGGCTGCTGCCCCTCGCCTGCCGCAGAGGCCAGCATCACCACGTCCTTCCAACGCTGCTCACGCACCCAGCGCAGCAGGCTGGGACAGGCCTTGCCATCCTTCGCCGCCAGCAGTCCACGCTGCTGCTCAGCGGCAGCCAGCAGTTCCTCGGCCGTCACGTCGCCACGGGCAATGGCATCGGCCACGGCGTCGGCCACGTCCACCAACCGGGTGCGGCGATGCTCCGGGAAGCTGCCTGCAAGCGCCGTGGCGATAGCCAGTCCACCACTCGCCCCCCCTGCAGGGGGGTTGGGGGGTATGTATTGGTTTTGGTTCTGGTTCTGGTTACCCGTGTCATCCCCGTGACGAGGCGTGACACCACCCGTGACATCACCGTGACGTGGCGTGACATTGCCCGTATCACCACCAAGCCAGTCCGTGCCATTGAGCGTGACACTGGTATCTGTCACGACGATCCCATGCTGACGGCACAGAGCCATCAGATCTGCAGCTTTCGCCTTGGCAGCAGGCACGACACCCAGAGTACGAAGCGCAGAAAAGATAGCACTACGCCTAGCCCTGCTGCGCTTCTGCCGCAGATGCTCATTGCTCTTGACCTCGTTGCGCCCCTCCTGCTGCTGGCGGAACTGGGCCACGATCTGCTCGCATTCGTCGTTCTGATATCGGCCATCGGGCAGCTGCGTAAAGAACTCAGCCAGCACGAACTGCAGGGCATCGATCTCTTCCGGCGACCGGCACAGCAGGCGCCGCGCCAGCAGATCGAAGCTGGAGCCGTCCAACGCCGCCTCGGTGTCACAGTACATGTCACGCATGTCACGGTAGATGGCACGCTCCAGCCGTGACAAGTGCCGTGTCGCGGTGTTGAAGTCGCCGATGTGGTGGGGGTAGTGATTCATGCCTGCTCAACCTTCGATATCAATTCAGTCCGTCAACGTCGCCTGCTGCAGGCGGCAGCGCACAGGCTTGACCAGGCGATGCGGCGGCAGGGAGCAGGCCCGCGCCGCCACCTCTTCCACTCGCTTGGCCGCCACCAGCGCATTGACCGTGCTGGCCACGCTGGAGATCTCCAGCCATTCGCCCGTGCACTCGTTATGGAAGTCCCGCAGCTCGCGCCGGCTCAGGGCGGGCTGCCCCCGGCGGTGGGCTTCGGCCAGGCTGCTGTACAGCCGTTCATTGAGGCGCACCCGCGTGGCATTACCAATGGCGGAGAAAGAATCCGCCTTGGTGTCATGCGAGGTCACCTGTTGGGTGATGTGTTGCATGTCTATCTCTCCTGATATCAGCCGGGCCGTCAGCCCTGACTGGCTTTCCTGAATGCGTCATAGACGCGGCCACGGACCCAGCGGGGAACCAACTCATCGATGCCCGAGCGCTTGCGCACCCCGTCCAGGCTGATGCGGGGCTTGTAGTTGCCGCCGCGCACGAACATCAGCACCGGCCGCACGTCTGCGCCGCCTGTGCCGGTCACCGCCCAAATGCCGGGCGGCAGATTGGATGCCCGCTTGTCGTACTCGCCACGCGCGGTTGCCCGCGCACCGCCGCGCAGACGGCCATAGGCCACGATGTAGCGAATGCCCTTCACCGGCCCCATGAAGCGCGCGCCTTTGCCGCCGCGCTGGTGCAGGGCCTGCATGCGCCCCTTGGTCATGTTGGCCCGGTAGCCCTGCTCGCCGAAGGCCTGGAAGTAGGCAATCAGCTGTACCAGGGTCGAGCCCTTGAGGTTCCCGCGCCCGTCATCGCTGCCCGGGTAGGGAGTGGCGGGGATCGCGGTCTGGTAGCCAATGGGCAAGATGCCTGCCGTGCGCAGGGCCTTCTCGCTGCGCTTGTCACGGCGCCGGCCGCCATCCTCCTGAGCGGCCAGGATCTGCTGCGGGTCCACGCCCTTGCCGCCCATGTAGGTAGGCGCCACCAGCGCATTGAGGTCGCCGGCCGTGGCCTTCTTGACCACCTGCACCGACTGCAGCACATAGCCCGTGGGCCGGTCGAAAACGCTTTGCATTTCAGAGCGCATGGAATTCTTGACACGGCCCGCACCCATGTTGATGGCCTCGGCCGTGGCCAGAGCAATCTGCCCACCATCCAGGCCGGCCAGGGCACGCTTGTATCGATCACCGCCCTCAGGCTTGATATCAATACGCATTGCCACCTCCAGGGGTGTCGGCCAGGCGCTGCTGTGCCGAGCGGGCCAGGTACTGCGCCATGACGGTTAGTTCCTGCACCTGGCGGTCAAGCCGCCGCACCGCATTGCGCGACGGCTGGCGGTGCGCATCAGCTGCAGCGCGCGTGACCTCGGCCACGGCGGACTGGAAATGCATGAAGGCCTCCACCGGGTCACCCTCTGCCTGGTCTGGCAAGGCGCGCCGGCACTCGTACCCCAATTGGCTGGCCATGGCATGCAGCACAGCCGCATTGCCCGTGACCACCTGCAGCTGCACAGCCTCGCGCAGGGTCAGGTGGTGCGTTTCGTTGTTGGTGTTGAGCTTGTGCTGCAGCGTGCCGGCGTTGATGCCCATGCGCACGGCCAGTGCCTTGACACCGCCCTGGCTGGTCTGCGCCGTCAGGTAGGCTGCGTCCAGCACATCCATGCCGGCGGCAATGTCGGCTTGGGGATCGGATTCGACATAGCCAGGGGCGATGCCAACTGAGAAAGTTGCACTCATCAGCACAACCCCTTGCGAGCCATCGACATGACCCACAGCACAACACCCGCAACGCCCACAGCAGACAACATCGGCAGCCCCCAATGGGCGCAGGCCCTGGAGCTGTTCCTGGGCCAGATGATCGAAGTCCTGGAAGGCGAAGGCCGAGCCGGTTTCAGCGCGGGCGCGTTGGCCCGCTGGAGCGAACTGTGCTGCCAGCGCATGCAGGAGACAGGGAGCGCGGCACCGGAAGTGATTGCACAGCTGCGAAGCATCTCTGCAAGAGTGACAAGATGAACAGAAGACCATCCAGCAAGGGCGTCAAACATGCGCCACCCCGCCGCTGCTCGTCGCACGACGCACATCTTTGGGCGCCAACATCTCCTCCAGCGTCACAGCCCCACAGGAGAAGTCACGAACAGCAAGCATGTACTTCGCAGGAACGCCCTCATCAGCCATCTGGGTGATGCGCCCCAAGGTGACAGACAGATGAGCCGACAAGGCCGTCGAACGGCCACGCTCTGCAGTAAGCCAAGTCTTGAGTTCCATCACCTCACTTTAGATCATTCTAAAGATAGGGTCAACAATTTCCTAAACTCGGATTGTTTACCATTTCCTAAACATGGACGAACTGACGCAGCATCGGAAACAGCGCCTACGGGCACTGATCGACTCACCCCCCTACAGAGGGAGCCAGGTGGAGTTTTCGCGCGCCGCAGGAGTCAGCGAGGGTCGCATCTCTCAACTCCTTGACCCAGCCAAGAGCTTTGGCGAGAGGTCTGCACGCAACATTGCAAACGAGCTGCGACTGGGCGAACGCTACTTCGAGGATGGTTTTGCGACTAAACCAGAAGATGACAACAGCCCCATCCCAGCGGCCAACGAAAAAAAGCCTCGTCGTGTCCCCGTAACAGGCGCCGTCCGAGGGGGCGATGATGGCTACCTCATTCAAGACAACGGAATTGATGGCTGGGTTGATTTCTGGACACAAGACCCCCGCGCCTTCGCATTAAGAATCAAGGGCGATTCAATGCACCCACGGTATAGGGCGGGCGAATATGTAATTGTGACCCCAAGCATAGAATCGCAGCCAGGCATGGACGTCGTTGTCAAACTGACTGATGGAAAGTGTCTCCTAAAACAGCTCAACTGGATACGGGACGATGAGCTGCAACTAGTCAGCATCAATAACAGGTATGAGCCGATGACGTTGATGCGCTCAGACGTTGAGTGCATTGAGCGCGTTGCTGGCAGCGTGGGACAAGACTCTTTAATTTTCTAACGGAGATACCATGAGGGGCATCACTGTAACGGCATCTTTGATGGCTGCACTTATGGCCGGCTGCGTGACAGCCCCTCAATATGACCCATATCTTCACGAACGTCAGATATCTTTAAAGATAGTCGGCGGCTATGCCTTGTTTAACCGAGACTATTTGTATTCTGGTCATTCGGAAGAAGATTTAATTTCCTCCGCTAAAACAGCTGTATCGAATGCCCTGAAAGACCCTCAGAGCGCTCAGTTCAGAAACGTTCGCCTAGTTGCCTTCCAAGAAGGTGCAGTGGTGTGTGGCGAGGTCAATGGGAAAAACTCATACGGCGGGTTCACCGGCTTCAAGCGGTTCGCCGCAACATCTGAAGCTGCGCTCATAGACCAAACATCTTCCAGCCAAGCTGACGCGCGCAGCCTCGGGATCTACGAAGCCTGCACCGGCTAGCCTCGCAGCTGCCCCCCGGTCTCAAGCAATGTTTACAAATCTCTCAAGATTTCTTTAGCTTTTTGTTGACCGTCACTTTAGTTCTTAGTAAAGTTCGCCCAACGCATCTTTGATCGCGTTGGGCACCACGGCATCGGCCGGGCTCGCGCCGGTCCTTAAAAAGAGAGTGGCACAAGACTGTGGCTGGCTCAGCCCAGACCATCTATCGACCACTCTCGCCCTGCGAAATAAACAAGACCAGCACCCCACGCTGTGAAGCATGGGGCTGCCATCGGAGCCCTGCTTTCGCCCAGGCCGGCAGGCGCCCACTCCAATCACTGGAGCTGCGGCGCGAAGACCTGAAAACCCCCTTGCGGCCCAGCGTGGCCGATTTCACTGAGCGCGTGACAACGACCGCCAGGGGATGACCTCGTTCTTCGAGGCGCCCACACACCGCAGCCATGGCGGGTAATGGCTGAAGCACTGCCGGCTGTCGGGCTGACCGCCAGCAGCGCGCCCGCCCTGCGCAACGCAGGGCAAACCCAAGCGTCTTGGGTTGCAGGGCGCTTCGGTTTGACGCCGCGCCTCCGCCCTCTCAAGCACCCGCCTTTGGATGCACATGCGGCCTTCTTTTTCGCCGGGCCTGGGTTTCTCTCTTCGCAACCACCAGCCATCTCGCCCACGCAGCCGCCACGCGGCACCGGCCCTTTTCTTCGTCTACCACTGGAGATCTGCCATGGCAAATGCCATCCCACCGCGTCGCCCACCTCGCAAGCCAAAGGCCGAGCATCTGAGCATGCCCTACCCGAAATCCCCTGGCACACATCACCCAGCTTTCTGGCTCGCCGCCTATTTCCGGGATCTGGCGGAAACCGCAGCCTTGGATCAGCTCTGCAAACGCAGCCACGCAAAGCGCGGCCCCGGCACGGACAACGTTACCCAACTTGCTCTCTACGGAGCCCGCACCAAGCAGACAGATGAGACGAGTGCGTCTGCAGCACGAACCCGGGATGACGGGATGCTGCTCTACGCCTGGTCTGGGACGAGGTATTTCGAGGCATGCCCAGACCAGCCATGAGCCCTCCCTATCCCGAGACACCGCAGCCAACTCCTGCCGGGCCGTTCTGGCTGGCCACCTACTTCCGCGACCTGGCCGAAGGCGCCGTGATGGAGCGCGAGGGCGCCGGCCACCCGCTGATCTGGAGCGCATGCGCGCTGCTGAGCGACGCGGGATATGCGGCACTGGACGAGGCCAGGCACAGCGGAATGCTGCTCTACGCCTGGTGCGGCACCACCTTCTTTGACCAACCAACGGCCCGCCACTGAGCGGGCCGTTTGCATGCCGGAGACCCACATGCAACTCGCCCGCATCACCCGCCCCTCCACGCCGATCACCGATCACCGATCAGGCCTTTGTCTACCGCCGCAGCGAGCACACCAACGTGGCCCAGACCTTCGCCAGGGCGCGCGAGCAGCTGGCCAGCGCTGCGGAGGCGGCCACTCCACCCAAGCGCCGCACCCGCAAGACCAGCACCGCAGATGCGCCTGCCGCAACCAAGCTCCAGCAGATCCCGCTGGAACTGCCAACCCTCTGATCACTGGAGCCCTATGCGCACCTTCACCATCAAATGCGGCTGCACGCAGCAGCAATTCGTCGGCGCCTGCACGCAAGACGCATGCGCCTGGGCGCTGGAGCAATTTGGAGACCGGCCCTATGTCGTCATCTGCCACCGCTGACCGCGACCACCGCTGGGCCAGCGATTGGCACTACGCGCTGCGGCACGCCTTCGCGCTGGCCGACGCCTATGCCCTGGCAGCACAGCACGCCAGCAGGCCACCCATCACCCAGCGTGCCGCGTGGGCTGTCCAGTTCGACCGCTCGCGCGACCAGATCCACCGCCTTCTGCACCTTGACGGCACCCCGTCCTAACCCCGCCACACCACAGGAGACCACCATGGCCCGCCAGATCATCATTGCCATTTCCGCCGACGACGAGGGCCGCGTTGCCCTGACCACCAACCTGCCCCGCCCGGTGCCTGGGCGCGGCCTGAACACTGAGGACGCGGCCGCCCTGGAGCTGCTTCGCATGGCCCAGCACCTGCCCAACCTCGAAACCACCACCTACGACGCCAACCACCTGGCGCCGGATGCGGCCGAGGCCTTCGACCTGATCCGCGAGCTGATCAACCCTGATGGCTACGGCTACTCGGTCACCGCCGAAGTCGGCAACCACGCACGCCGCGTGCTGCAGATCAAGGGGCAGCAGGTCGGTCTCCCGCTATGAGCAAGAACACACCATGGCGGGCCGAGGATGACGCCTACCTGCGGGCGCACTACCCCACCCAGCCCACGGCTGCCGTCGCTGCGCACCTGCAGCGCTCGGCCAGGCATGTGCAGCAGCGCGCCTATGACCTGGGTGTGAAAAAGGCACCCGGCGCCAAGACCGCGCGCACCGGCCGCTGGACGGACCTCGATGACCTGCTGCAGCTGCTGTATGCCGACATGCTCAACGAGGACCTGCGGGAGCTGCTGGGCATGCCCATGCGAGACATCGCCACAAGGGCCAGCCGCCTGGGCCTGCACAAGTCCCCTGCGGTGCTGACCCAGACCTACCGCGCTTCCATGCTGCGCCAGGGCCAGAGGCTGGGGCAGTTCACCGCAGGGTTCAAGCCGTGGAACAAGGGGAAGCACGGATACAGCGTGGAGCAGCGAAAAAGCCATTTCAAGGCCGGAAACAGGCCTCCGACCTGGGTGCCCGTGGGCACCGAGCGCTGGACCACGCCGCCACGCGCGCTGCCACATGCAGCCCGCTACCTCAAGCGCAAGGTGGCCGAGCCAAACCGATGGGCGCTGGTACACCGCATCGTCTGGGAGCAGCACCACGGCCCTATTCCGGAGGGACATGCCGTCATCTTCCATGACGGCGACACCTCAAATTTCGACATCAACAACCTCCGCTGCATCCCTCGCGCAGAGCTGTCCCGCAGCAACGGGGCCGCCGTCCCCATCGACCTTCTGCCCGTGTGGCAACTCACACGCCAGCTGGACCGCGAGATCAAGGAAATCGAGAAAACCGAGCATGACCACCACCACAACCGACACCCAGCCCACGCCGCCTGAAATCAGCGGCATGGGCCAGCTGCAATCGCTGCTGCTCCAGACCATCAAGGATCTGCGCAGCGGTGCCACCACGCCGCAGATCGCCCGCGCCATCACCGACATCGGCCAGACCCTGGTGGCCAGCTCCCGCGCAGAAATCGAATTTGCGCGGATCACCAAGGCCTCGCGCGTGGGATTTCTTGACTCTCCAGCGACGCAAGCTGCATTGCCCAGACCCACGGCAGACGGGTCCGGCCACACCACACCACTGCCGCCGGGCCAGCACTGGCAGGGCCTGGTCCACCGCACCAGCGATGAGGAGCCCAACCGATGAATCAGCATCAGCCCAAAGGCTCAATGTGTCAGACCTGCTGCAGCGGCAGCCGCGCCTGCGCCGCGCTGCCCTTCGCATCCATGCCCGTCATCAAGACCTATCCGGACGGCGTGAAAGCCGTGAAATGCAGCGCATATCAGGCAACCACCAGCGCACAGGCCCGCCGCTGCCTCAGCTGCGGAGCACCTGCACCCACCCATCTCGCCGAAGGCGAGGGACTGCCCTGCGGCCACTAACCGCAATCACTCAAGAGGATTTTCATGAACACATACCAACTCCTGCTCGCTCAGCGAGATGCGCTCGACGCGCGCATCGCTACCGAATTCAACCGACTGCGCCAGGACTCCATCGACACGGTCAAGCAGCTGTGCACCATGTACAGCATCAGCGCTGCCGATGTGTTCTCCGCAGCGAAGCCCAAGGCCAACGTGGGCCAGCCGAAGTACCGGGACCCCGCCACCGGCGCGACCTGGACCGGCCGGGGCAAGCCGCCGAACTGGATCAACGGCAAGGACCGCGCGCCCTTCCTGATCGCCACCCAGTAGAGGCATGAGCACAGCGCATGGGCGCTGTCCTGATACCTCCCCCTCCCCTGAAGCCACCCGGCCCCGTGCCGCGAGTGGCTTTTTTTTGGCCCAAAGGAACCCCACCCGATGAAGCGCGACAACTTCACCATGCCGCTGGCCTTCCCCGGCGAACTCATCATCGACAACTTTGCCGGCGGCGGCGGCACGTCCACTGGGCTGGAGTCCGCATTCGGCCGGCCCGTGGACATCGCCATCAACCACGACCCCGAGGCGCTGGCCATGCACGCCGCGAACCACCCGCACACGCTGCACCTGCGCGAATCGGTCTGGGACGTGAACCCGATCCAGGTCACCGGCAATCAGCCCGTGGCGCTCGTCTGGCTGTCGCCGGACTGCAAGCACTTCAGCAAGGCCAAGGGCGGCACGCCCGTATCGAAGCACATCCGGGGCCTGGCGTGGGTGGGCATGCGCTGGGTTGCCATGTGCAAGCCCCGCGTGCTCATGCTGGAGAACGTGGAGGAGTTCCAGACCTGGGGTCCGATCCTGGTGGGCCCCGATGGCCTGGCCCGGCCGGACCCCGCGCGCCGGGGCAAGACCTTCAAATCGTTCGTGCGCCAGCTGCGCATGCACGGCTACCAGGTGGACTGGCGCGAACTGCGCGCCAGCGACCACGGCACGCCCACGATCCGCAAGCGCCTGTTCTTGGTGGCCCGCCGCGACGGTCTGCCCATCGTCTGGCCCGAGCAGACACATGCCGAGCCCACGGATCGCCGCGTCATCGCGGGCAAGCTGGCCGCGCACCGCACGGCCGCCGAGTGCATCGACTTCGACCTGCATGCCGAGAGCGTGTTCGGCCGCAAACGCCCGCTGGTGGACAACACCATGCGCCGTGTCGCAAAGGGCCTGTGGCGCCATGTGCTGACCAGTGCCAGCCCGTTCATCGTTGGCGCTGGCGGCCCGGTCTATTCGGGCCGGCCTGCAGCGACAGACCGCCCCATCGGCACCGTGACCACGCAGAACCACCGCGCCGTGGCCCAGCCCGTGATCGCGCCCTACCTGAACGAACACGCGAACGCCAGCAACCAGCGCACCATGCCCGCCGACGCACCGCTGCGCACGGTCTGCGCGCAGGTGAAGGGTGGCCACTTCTCAGTGGTGGCGCCCACGCTGGCCCCGCTGCGCGGCACGACTGAGCAGCACCTGCTCGGCCATGCCGTGGATGCACCGCTGTCCACGGTTGCCGCGTCCGGCACGCACCACGCGCTGGTGGGCGCCAACCTGGTCACCATCGGCTACGGCAAGCGCTGGAGCCATGGCGCGCGCAGCCTGGAAGTGCCGCTCAACACGGTCACGGCTAGCGGCGGCACCAGCGCGCTGGCTGCCGTACACCTCACCCACCTCACCCACCACGGCGAGCGCACCGGCAACGATCCGCGCGAGCCCCTGCGCACCGTCACCGGCGCCAACCGGGGTGAGCAGGCCATGGTGGCCGCGTGCTTGGAGCAGGCCAACGGCGGGTTCTACGACGGCGACGGCCGCAGCGCGGCGGACCCCATGTCCACGGTGACTTCCAGCGGCACGCAGCAGCGGCTCATCACCGCCTACCTCGTGAAGTACTACAGCGAGGGCGGCCAGTACAGCGCCTGCAGCGAGCCGATGCACACCGTGCCCACGAAGGCGCGCATGGGCCTGGTGCAGACCTGCCAGGTGCCGGCCGCAACGCTGGCGCCCGAGCATGCCGAGCGGGCCCGGCTCTGCGCCGAGCTGCTTCACAAGCACCTGCCCGAGCACTTCCCAGACCCCGCCGAGCTGGTCCTGATGTGGCACGCGGGCCAGTGGTGGGTGCTCGTCGACATCACGCTGCGCATGCTCAAGCCACGCGAGCTGTTCCGGGCCCAGGGCTTCCCGCGCGACTACCACTTCGAGCGCGTGCCCGACCCGGCCCTGCTGTTTCGAGGTGGCAAGCAAGCCGCCGACCCGCGTGATGTGCCGCTCATCGACCTGAGCACTACCGCCCAGGTCCGCATGTGCGGCAACAGCGTCTGCCCACCTCTGGCCGAGGCCCTGGCCCGCGCCAACTTCGCCCACGAGGCGCTGATTTACGGAGTCGCCGCTTGACCCCGACCCCACCCCAGACCTGCGAGCTGCTGCAGCGCGCAGGCCACGTCATCAACACCACTGCCACCTGGTGGCGCATCCCCAAGGAAGCCTCATGACAGCAACGAAGCAAACGCCCGAAATGATCCTGGCCAGCTCCCCCGAGGCCGCAAGCATTCAGACCGTCACCGGCTGGGTCGCGCGCGACGGCCGCTTCTGGGGTGACGACGAGCGCATGGCGCGCTACTGCGGATCGACGCACAGCATTTGCGAAAAGAACCCTGCACACGGCCCTGTCGAGAACCGCTCCTACTGCGAGGCCTGCTACGCCGAAAGGAAGGATGCCCAGTGGCAGGCCCTGCCGAAGGCGCCTGTTTCTGAGGAGCTGATGCCGCTGTGCGTCTTCGACAGCGATCGCTACTTCTTCGACCTCGATGACCTGCGCGACTGGCTGAAGGAGCACGAACTAAATCCAGAAGATGTTCGCCTCGTGCAATGCGAGCCAGTGCACGCGCAGCCCATCGACCCCAATGAGCACTTCGCGGACGACTTGCCAGAAGACGGCGAGGTCCCGGATGAGCTGCGCGAGGCATTCGAGGCCTTGAACGCAGCGATTGAGAAGTGCAACCCCCTGGGCTGGCGCGCCGCAAACAAGCTGGGTGTTCTGATCCCCGCCGACTTCCTCAACTGATCCCCGCGAACACAGGAGCAACACATGACTCACATCCTGATCCCGCGCGAACCCAGCACTGCCCTGCTTCGCCCCTTCATCGGCTGCAACACCCAGGAACTGCACGAGGCCTGGGCCGCAATGGTCCGCATTGCCGAGGTCCAGCATGCCCGCGCCGGCAGCCAGTGCCTGCAGCAGATTGCGGAGCCCGCAACCCTGGCCGGCAGCACCATCGAGCAGTACGCCCGCATGTTCAACGCAGCCTGTGAGGCTCTGGGCCAAATCAGCGACTGCCTGGGCATCAACTCGGACATCAACCCAGGCGCCGAACCCATCATCGCCGCCATTGAGCAGCTGCGCGCTGGCGGCACTCATCCTGTGCTGGATGACCGCTGGAAGGCCCGCATGCTCGACGGCCGCGCGCCAGAGCGCGACGAGATGGGCCTGGGCGATCACCCCGATCTGCCTTGGCTGGACGAAGGCATGATGCCGCGCAGCTTCTTCGCCGCGCTAGGTCTGGAGCTGGCCCACACGATGGCCGAGGACCAGCTGGACGCCGATGCTCTCGAAACCATGAGCGAGGCCGTCAACTGGACCGACTGGCAGCCGACCTCACCCCAAGGCGTCGGCTGGAAGCTGGTTTCCATCTTCGACACCGAGGACGGGCCGGCGGCGTGGTGGCTGCGCGAGTTACCCGAAGCCGAAGACGGCACCACGACCATTAGCAAGCTGCAGGCCGAGGCCGGGCGACTGCAGAAGGCAATCAACGAGCTGGCCGGCATGTTCCATGACCAGATCGTCGCTCAGCAAGCCGCCTACATCGAATGGCAGCATGGCGCGGGCGCGGAGGCTGCGATGGGATGGATCGAGAACGGTCTCTGCGGCCCTGGCCACATTCCTGACGAGGACGCCCCCTATGGCAAGGAGGCGCAGGCTTGGTTCGACGCCAACAAGCACGAACCTTTCCCTGCATGCCCGTGCGGACGGCCCTCAAACATTCTCTGGATGGGCAAAGGCTTCTGCTGCAACGCGCACTACGACGAGGCATTCAAGGCCCACCAGACCGCCAAGGGGGAGCACGGCAATGGCTGACGCGCACGACGAATTCCTCAAGGCTTTCGATCGGCTGCTGGAAGAGCACGGGATCGCCGAGGCCATGTCCATCGCAACTGGAACCTTCGTGTCGCTGGTTGTCGGCTTTGCCAAGCACAACGGCCATGCCGACAACCTGCCAATCACTATCAAGGGCACGGACCGCAACAGCGGGCACCGCCGCGACATCACGATCCACCCCGCGAAATCGCGCCCCGCGCCGCACAAAGAGAGCTGACATGCAAACAGCAACACCCCAGCAGGTCCGCCTGCTGCAGCACACGCTCGGCCTGTGCGAGCACCAACGCAGCTCCTACCGCAATCACTTTGTGGCTGGGCCTGGCCACCACGACATGCCGGACCTCGAATCGTTGGAGAGCCTAGGCCTCATGGCCCGCGTGCACGCGCCGGCATTTTGCGAGGTGAGCGACATCGTGTTCGTGACCACCACGGCCGGCGCCGCCCTGGCGCTGGAGCACCTGCCCGAGCCGCCGCCACCTGCGAAGCAGACGCAGTACCGCCAATGGCTGAATGCGGACACGGGCTGCACGTTCTGCGAGTGGTTGTGCGGAAGCCGGCTACCGAAGTTCGAGACACGCGGCTACGTCCTCAACGGAACCCAGGAATACCGCATGTACCGCATGGTCTGGGACGGCGACTGGGACAGCTACCGCGACGTGCAGGGCCAGTGGGCCACCACGAAGAAGGAAGCAAAGGCCAGCTACAAGGCGGCGCTAAAGGCGCACCAGCAAGCACGGCGCACAGCAAGCAAACAGGAGAGCCACCATGCGTGAACGTCCCATTCTCTTCAGCGGCCCGATGGTCCGCGCCCTGCTGGCGGGCACGAAGACGCAAACGCGCCGCGTCGTGAAGCCACAACCCGACTCCACACACAGGGGCTTCCCCTACTGGCACGTCGGCGGCTATCGTGCATCGTGGTGCCGCAGCGCGGCGGATGGCGGTCCGCTGGAGCCCTCGAACCCGCTACTCTGCCCCTATGGCCAGCCCGGCGACCGGCTGTGGGTGCGCGAGACCTTCGGCCACTTCGAGCGCAACGAGAACTTCAAGCCCGGCTGCGATGTGTTTTACAGGGCCGATGGCGACTGCTTGGAACTGGAGCCCTGGCGCCCCAGCATTCACATTCCCCGCTGGGCCAGCCGCATCCTGCTGGAGATCACCAGTGTGCGCATCGAGCGCCTGCAGGACATCAGCGACGAGGATGCCCGCGCCGAGGGCATGGAGTGCATGGCAGGTGACCCGGAATGCGGCTACCGCAACTACCTGGACAAGACCGACCAAGACTGGACGCTGAGCCCGCGCGAGTCGTTCCAGAGCCTCTGGGAATCGATCAACGGCCCGACCAGCTGGAGCGCTAACCCTTGGGTGTGGCCGCTGGACCTCAGGCGCATCCTGAACCAACAGCAAGGACAACAACAATGAGCAACACAGACACCCTGAACCTGCGCGAAGCTGCAGACATCCTCAAGATTCACGTCAAAACCGCAGAAGACATGGCCCGCGAGGGGAAAATACCGGCCGCAAAAATCGGCCGTGCCTATGTCTTCATGCGCCGCGACGTGGTGCGCTTCGCCGAGCAGGCAATCAACAAGCAAACCGCCGACCGCATACTGAAGCGCTCACCAAAGCGCGTTCGCAAGGTCAGTGCCCCGCAGGTTCGCGTAGCGCATTAGCATGCGCTGCGTCTTGTGGCCTGTGATCTTCATGATCTGCGTCTCGCTCAGCGTGGTCCGCTCAAACAGGCGGCTGGTCGCTTCGTGTCGCAGATCATGAAATCGCAGGCCCTTGGCCCCGGCCTGCTCCATGATCCCCGCATACAGGTTCGACAGGTAGTCAGTGGTGGCATGCAGATCTTCATCACGCTTCGACCACCACGGGAAAATCAACGACTGCGGGCTGGGCAGATCCAGGCCCTGCAGGTAGCCCTCCAGCACTCCAACTGCCACCGAGGACAGCGGCACTTGCCGCTTGTCACCGTTCTTGGTCTTGTCCAAAAACACCGTTCGCCGTGGCAGGTCCACCTGCCCGAGCGTCAGCGTGTACATCTCGCGCATCCGCATTGCCGTCTCCACGGCCAGGACGAACAGGCATCGCAACGCTGCCTGGTTCTCCAGTTTCAGCGGCCGCTGCCTTCGCGCGAGAACTCCCCCATCAATCACAGCCAACACGGCCTCATACTCGCCGCGCTCCAGGCGCCGGTCACGCTCCACATCGGTGCGAGCACCACCTTCTGCAAGCGCGGCATCCGTCTTTGTGTACTGGGCATATCCGTCTGGCAGCGTGCGTAGCGGATGGTCCGGCAGGGACAGCAGCCCCTTTCGCATGCCCCAGTCCGTGCACCTGGCCAGTGCCCCTACCTTGGCACGGATGGTGGCCGGCGCCAGGTTCTCCACCCTCTTCATTTCCGAAATCCAGCCATCGACCCAAGCCGAATTGATCTCGCTCAGCGGGTAGTGGCCACGGCTGTCCAGGATGGTGCCGAGGGCACTTCGATCTTTCGGCGACGGATGCGCATCGCGCTCGTACTCGCGCACCAGCTCCTTGATTGTCAGCACCACCTCAGCCTTTTGGTGCTCGGCGGGCACGATGCCCCGTGACAGCAGGGCATCCAGCCTGGCTGCATATTCATCGCCCTCGGCCTCGGTTGCGAAGGTCAAATAGAGCGGTTTGTCCAGCACGCCCCGGCGCTTGAACGTGTACTGCCAGGTGCCATTCGGGAACTGTTTCTTGCCTGCCAA